ACCGGGGCGTCAGGACCCCCAAGCGGGCTGGCCTGTATCACCTGAAGGCGGGCGATGAGTTCACGGACGAGGGCTTCGGCTCGTTCACGGAGAACTACACGCAGGGCGTGGAGTTCGCCGGGAATGCCAAGGAGGAGCCGTTCCTCATCAAGACCGTGTTCCCCGAGGGCCATCCGGCCACCAAGATTCAGAGCGCACCCGAGCAGGAGTGGCTGTCGAAGCGCGGCTCCAAGTACAAGGTCGTGTCCAACGAGGTGGACGAGGACGGCTCGCGCATCCTGACGGTCGAGGTCGTCCCCGAGGCCGAGGCGCTGGAGCCGCTGGACGAGTTCGCCGAGCGGATGTCCCACCGCACCCGTGGCCTGTCGCTGAAGACCGGCTACTTCGGGGTGGACCTTGGTGACCCCATCGCCTTTGAGCGTGGGGTCATGGATACCCACATGGTCGGCGAACTCACCGAGTTCATGTACTACGAACTCACGAACAAGGGGAAGGACCCGCGCTGGAACGAATGGCTCCAGACGCTCTCCCCGGCCAAGCGCAACCAGATCGACGGCTGGCTGAAGCGCGACTACATCGAGAAGGACGTGATCGATCCGGTCACGAAGAAGCCGACCGGGGCGAAGATTCGCACCCCGCATCCCGAGGGCGCTCCCCGTGGGGCGGGCAACTACGACTGGTCGGAGGCGACCGGCAAGTCCTTCTCGCTGAAGCCGAGCGCCAAGGACAAGGTCCTGCTCGATGCCGGTGACTCGTCTGCCCGTGCGGCGTTCGTGCGCAACAAGATCGCCAAGTCCACCCTCGCCCCCGAGGAGCAGCAGCGGCTGCTGCGGATGTACCGCACGGAGGACGAACTGGCCGAACTGTACGACCGGAACATCAAGGTCTTGGGCGGCGACTACCGCATCTACGACGACCTGATGGAGGAGAAGATGGCAGCCGAGCGGCTGCTCGATCCGACCCTCAACCGGCACGGACACGGCGGCTACCAATGGAAGTTGTGGGACGACCGGCGGGCCGTGTTCGACCCCGAGGCCAGCGTGTTCGCGGCAGCCCACACGATGCCCAAGAAGAGCGTCCGCTACATGGCGGCGTCCGACGACCTGCACTACGCGAGTGGGTTCATGGACAAGGGCGGGCTGCGGTCGGTCGCGGATGCGGGCTACCGCTTCCTCGACCCGGTGCCCACGGTCATGGCCCAGCGGGACGGGTCGGTCCTCCGTGGGGCCACGATCTTCCACGATCAGGCCGACAAGATCATCGCCATCACCGAGAACGCGAACGCCTCGACGCTGGTCCACGAACTGGCCCACGCCCTGCTGGAGCCGATGCTCGACCCGAGCGGCAAGCAGGTCGTGATCGATGACATGACGGCTGCCATCCGCAAGGCCAACGCCGAACTGATCGAGAAGGGCGATGCCGCCAAGGTCAGGCTGGCGGACCTCACCGATCAGGTCACTCAGGCAGAGGCCGCGCACCTCACCGCGACCACCCAGTTGGACGCGTCCAAGACCGCCCACGCCGCTGCCGTCTCGACTGCCGACGCAGCCGAGAAGCGGGCACAGAAGTTGACCGACGACCTGCTGACCCAAGAGGGTCGCCTGAAGCAGATGCGGCTGGACGAACCCGGCCTTCGCCGTGGGCTGGAGGCGCGCAAGTTGCCGCCCTCCAAGAAGCGGGCACAGGTCAAGTCGCTGTACGACAAGATCGGCAACCAGCAGGAGAAGGTGGACCTGCTGCGGACGCAGCGCGACGAGGTCGAGTCCACCATCGAGAGCCTGTGGGACGATGCCCGTGCGGCCAAGCAGCAGGTCGATGACCTCACGGAGAACGTGCGGATCATCGGCGACAACCTGAGCGAGACGAAGAAGGCCGGGGTCGCGGCCAAGCAGGAGTACGACGACCTCGTCACCACGCCGCCCAAGGCCGAGAAGTTCGTGTGGGACGAAGAGGTCAGCGAACACTTCGCCGAGCAGTACACGGTCTGGCTCCGCACCGGCAAGGCGTCGTCGCCCAAGTTGCGTGACGCCTTCGCGTACTTCCACGCGATGCTGGAGAAGTTGGAGGACTGGGTCAAGGGCAACCCTCAGGCGAAGGTCAGCCAGCCGATGCAGGACCTGTTCGACTCGCTGCACACCCCGGCTGCGCAGGAGCAGTTGCTCCACGCCAACCGGGTCCCGTTCGACGCGACCGACGAGATGTTCCACGCAGCCGCACGCGAGTCCGTGGTGAGCGCCGAGGATGCGGCCTTCACCAACGTCCAGTTCCGGCGCGGCAGGTCGTGGGCAGAGCGGTCGCTCAACCACCCCTACTTCGGCCTCTACCCGTTCTCCTATATGTGGGGCAAGGTCGTCCCCGAGATGGCCCGCTCGCTGGCGCTCAACCCGTTCGGCTTCCCGATCCCGGGGATGCTGGAGGGTGCGTCTCCGGGGCTGGGCTTCGTGAACGCACAGCGTGCGTGGAACGCGGTCGAGATGCAGAAGGACACCGACCCCGAGTTCAACAAGTTCGTGACCGACCCGCTCAACGACAAGATGTTCCGGGCCATCGCCCAGTTCGTTCCTGCCACGCCGTGGGACGCGCCCGCGAACTTCCCGCTCTGGACCCGGCGGCTGGCCGAGTGGGGCTTGGAGTCACAGGATCGGGCGGCGGTCGGCAAGAAGCCCAAGGGGTTCGACCCGCTGGCCGTCGCCAGCGAGGTGGCGGGCTACACCTTCGGGCCGTCGGCCACGCTCGACTGGGCGTCGGACATCGCCCGCATCCCCAAGGCACCGGCCATCACCCAGTTCACCGGAGGCGGTGAGGAGGAGGACAACGGTGTCGGTGGGGTGATGCATCAGGACCTGTTCCTGCCCGACACGCCCCCCATCCAGCAGCAACTGGGCGGCGCTGGCAGCCAGTTGAACAGCGTGTTCGGTGGGGGCACGCCCCCAACCCCTTGACGCCACACCTGTGGCGCGATCACAGTAGAAGGAGAACGAGTGACCGAGGTACGCGAGACCGACGCCACGGCTGGCACCGAGAACCCCACGGGTGAGACCGTCGAGACCTCCGGTGCGCAGACCGTCGAAGAGGTCGAAGCCTACTGGCGGAAGCGCGCTAGCGGGAAGGACATCGCCCACAACGCCGAGACGGCAAACCTCAAGGCCCAGATGGAAGCCTTGCGGGCACAGTCGTCAGCGGCACCTGTCGGTGAGTCGTCGCCCGAGGGAGAGCGGGTCAAGGCGCTGGAGGCCGAACTCCAGCGGGAGCGCACCGCCCGAGCGGCGGCACAACTCCAAGCCCAGTACCCGTTGGCTGCCGAGACGCTTGGTGAGTCCATCGCGACCATGCCGGTCGAGAAGATCGCGGCCCTTGAGGCCCGTCTCGACGCTGGTGTGGGGAAGGTGGCTCCTCGTATCGATCCCAACATGGCCCGTCGTGCCGCGCCCGGACTGCCCGGTGCGGGTACCGCGAAGCCGAACTCAGAGAAGTCCAAGGACGAACTCCTCGCTGATCTGCGTCGGCTCGCACCTCAGGTGCAAGCCGCAGCGCGAGAGGGCCAGTCCTTCTAACTGGAGAACCGTCACATGGCATTCATCGGCGGCAATCAGGCCGGTGGCACCGATCAGGTCGCACCCGGTAACCAGCCGATCATCCCGTCGAACGAGGGCACGCTGGGTGCTGGCGTTCCCGGCACCCACTTCCCCGGCACGGTCCTTGGGGTCAACGGCTCGTATGGCCTCAACGACGACTTCGCCAAGGTCGTCACGTCCCTCGTCGTGCGCAACACGCTCGACACCCTCCGCACCGAAGCGGTCTTCGCGCAGGAGGGCAATATGTACCTCCGCGCGACCCACGTCCCGGGCACGAACCAGTTCGTGTACACGGGCTTCAGCGATCTGGGACCGGCGGTCCCGCTGCTGGAGGGCATCCCCCCGGAGACGGAGAAGTTGCTCTTCGACACGTTCGCGTTCGGCGGCACGCAGGTGGGCAAGACCACGGCGATGACCGACCTCGCGGAGATTTTCTCGCCGTTCGACCTGTACTCCAAGGCCAGCGAGAAGTTGGCGTGGAACGCGGTTGACTACGTCGAGGTCACCCTCGCCGCCCAGATCAACCTCGCCCCCTCGCTCGTCCTCACCGAGACGGGCTACGCCAAGGGCATCGTGGACCTGCGGACCCTCATGGTCCGCCGGAACGTCCCGAAGTTCCCCGACCAGACGTACCACGCGTTCGTCACCCCGGAGACGGCGGCGGCGATCATGACGGAGACCGGGGAACTGGGCTGGACGGACACGAAGAAGTACGCCAACCCCAACGACCTCCTCAACGGCGAGGTCGGCACCTTCCGTGGCATCCGGTTCATCGAGACGAACCGGATCAACGACGGCGCGACCGACGAGATCGTCGCCTTCGGCCCGGAGGCGTACGTCATCGGCGACTTCCAGACCATCGAGGCGTACCGCGTCGGACGCGGTGGCGATCACGCCGACCCGCTCGCGCAGCGCGCCATCATGGGCTGGAAGGGCATGATGGGCACCACGCTCGTCACGTTCGACGGCAGCCCCGCGATGGGTCCCGCCCTCAACACGCAGGGTGTCCGCGCCTACAAGGCCGTTCTCACCCCTGCCGCGTAGGCGGGCACAACCCGGGTAGTACGATACGAGCCGTGGCCTTCGGGTCACGGCTCGTCGTTCGTGAGGGGATCGATGCCGCAGTTGACTGAACTCGTTGACGGTGTCTATCGCGACCTCGCTGACGAAGCCAAGGAGGTCTTCTCCACGTTGCAGGTGGAGGACTTCGTCCGTGGCGGCATCGCGGACCTCAACCGCGTGGCCCCACAGGACACCGAGGAGGTCATCGAGTTCGTGACCGACCCCGAGAACGGGGTGATCAACAAGAACTCGTACGACGTAGCCATCGAACTCCCCTACCGGGTCGAGTGGTTCCGCCTGAGCGACGGCTGGTCCGAGGTGCTGAGTGAGCCTGTCGAGGGGCAGAGCGGCGCGTCGGGCTACACCTTCAGGCGCACGGCGACCGGTGGGACGATCACCTTCCCGGCATGGTGGATCGCGCAGGTCGATCCGACCGTGTACGGCATCCGGCTCCACGGCTACGCGGTCCGTCCCCTTCCCTACACGACGGACCCGGACCCGATCAACAGCCCGTCGGTGCCGCTCTCCTCCGAGGAGGAGTACAGCGTGCGGGCCTACGCCAAGAGCGAGGGCTTCGACCTGCTGGCCCACGACCGGAGCCTGTTCGCCCAATGGCAGGGGCAGTCGAACAACACCGACGTGTCCCCGACCCAGATGATGCAGATGGCGGCGAACGCCAAGCAGGAGTGGGATCGTCAGCGCGGGCTGATCCGCGTCGTCCGTCGCTACTGGTGAGCGGATGGACCTGAGCAAGCCGGTCTACTACCGGGGGCTGAACATCAACAGCGCCGTGCTGGAGACGGGTCGCACCCTCCGTGGCATCACGGTCGAGAGCATCGACTACTCCAACATCAACACCGTCGGCTACACGGAGAAGCGTGCCGGGTCCGACGGGATGCACGCGTCGGACATCTATCTGGGCGACAGGCGGGTCGAACTCACCGGCCACATCTATGCCCCCACGCTGCCCGGGATGTTCGACCTCCTGCACGTCGTCCGGGCGGTGTTCAGCCCGACGAGCGCGTACATCGAGTCCCCGGGCGACCGTGGCTTCCTGCCGATGTCGTTCGAACAGCCGACCCTCGACACCACGTCCTACCCGAGCGGCATCATCCCGCTATTCATGAACCTGCGGCCCGACCCGCCCCGCTTCAGCATCAACCGGGACCGGCAGGACGGGAGTGGGGGCAAGCGGCCCGTGTCCACGCCGTGGGCCGTTCGGCTGACGGCCAAGGACCCACGGATGTACGTCAACCCGGCCCAGACCGTGTCCATCGTCTCACCGGCCTCAGCCACCCCCGGTGTGGCGATGAACCGTGGCGACTACGAGACCCCGCTCAACATCCAGTTGGTGGTCGGCGCGACGGTCCCGGGTGCTGGCTCGTACTTCCGCATCACCGGCCTCAACGGCATCGACATGAAGATCGTCATCGAGGCCAAGGCCAACACGATCTACCGCTGGTTCG